TACCAGCTGGTATCATAACTCCTCTAAGAGCAGCTGCTCCAGCAGCGTCGTTAATACCACCTCTTGTAGCTTTATCATTTAAGTATCTAAAGTCAGACTTGTAGAAATCGTAAGATCCACGTCTGAAACCAGAGAAGCCTAAGTTTAATGCCATATCTTCAGAGTTGTTGAACACACCGTATGATGTACCACCAGCACCGTAAGAATTCATAGAAGCTAACATATCATCCATAGCTAAGCTAGTAGCTCTGTTTACGAATAACATATTTTCTTCAATAGCACCTTGCTTATCAAATTCAGCTAAGATAGCGTCAAATTCAGCTAAATCAGTAGAAGCATTTACACCAGTAACACCAGTAGTAACATTACCTCTTTCTTCAATAGCATTGAATAAACCTTGAGTACCAGTAACTTCACCACCACCAGCATATAAATGTGAGTCAGTTAAATCAGCTACACCACCAGTGTAACCACCAGAAGCACCACCTTTAACACCTTCTAACATTGCCATTTCTAAGTAATCATTGAAACGAGCTCTAGTGTCACCTTCAGCTTTTAAGTACCATAAGTAACCTGATTGACCTTCTTCGCCAGAAACTTCAACCCAACCAATTCTAGATGTATCAGAACCTGATACTTCGTAGTAATCTTTCATAATAATTGGTTTGTTGCTAAAAGTTTGCATTTTAGGTTCGTTAGCTCCTCTAGTAGAGTCACCATCGTAGTTATCACCTTTTTTGTATTCAGAACCATAAACTAATACAGTTACAGAATCAGCACCTTGGCTATCAGTAAACACATCGTTTAAGTCAACAACACCGTAAGGAGCAACTTCAATAACAGCCGAACCAGTAGTTACTAATGTAACTAAAGCTTTAACTGTACCTTCAGAACTTGCTATAATAACAGTATCATTTTTTCTAATACCATGAGATGAACCAGCAGCATTTCCATCAATGTCTTTACCGATAGTAATTTGTCCACCAGCAACTGTACCAGCATCACCATTAGTGATTTGTCCAGTGTATGATAAGTGTAGTCTACCTTGCTCAGACCAAACAACTTGGTCAGCAGCCATAGCCTCTTCAGCTCCTACTTGTGAAAGAAATCCTGAAATAGTTCTGTTTCCAAAAACTTCAGCTTCTTTCTCCATAAGATCTGGTAAATATTGTTGAGCCCACGTTGTGTCCGTAGTCCCAGTAAAATCTAGATAGTTTGTCGCCAGCGTTTGTTGCCTTGGAGTAGGCGTGCTGTTTAAACTACCTCCTGCAGTAATTGCCATAATTTTGTAATTTTAAATTTATTATTTGTTTTTAATTTTAAACTTAAAGTTAGAAGTATCATCATTTAAAACTCTTACTTTCAAGCCGCTTGTGTTATCGTTAGAAAATGATTGCCTAGGGTTCATACTTACGTTTTTCGCCTTAGCAACACTATCTTTCATAGCATCAGCTTTTCCTTGTTCATAAAAGTGATTTGCAACAGCGTCTGGGTTCATAGCCGTGAACAATGATTTGTGATAACCCTTAGCGTCTTTCATTAAACCATTTTTTTTGTCAATAAATTTTTGAACAAAATTGTTAATATCGCTTTGAGACTCTTTTACATTGTTAGCGTTTTTAATATTGTATCTGTATTTCTTTTCACCAACGTTAAAATCAAAACCTTTGAAATTATCGTTAAATACTTGGTTTGTTTTCTGTACAAATACTTCTTTACCTTTCTCTGCTATTTTTTGAGTTTCTTCTGACTCCTTGTTGTATCTATTAAAGAAATCCATAGCTTTTTGTTGTTCAGGTGTTAACCTTGAACCAGCTTTAATTTCGTCATAGTATTTGGACTTTTGCCCGTCCAGATGGCTTTTAGCACTGGCAACTTGCTCTTTTAGCGCTAATTTTTTTCTTTTTATTTCTATTTCAGTATCAGCTTCTTCGTCATACGAAAACTGATCTTCCATTAAGAAACTTATTTCTTCTTGATTTAAATGAGGTTTTGTATTCTTGTAGTATTCTCTTAGCAAAGTGTCATTGTCTAATTCAGAATAATCTTGATTAAGCTTTACATAGTCCTCTAAAGTACCACCAGTCTCGTCAATAAAATCTACAACTTTTTGTAAATTTTCAGGTAAAGCTTTACCGGTTTCTTGAGCTTCTACTATTTCTTCAGCCAGCTCCTCTGTTTGCTCCTGCACTTCTTCTTCAGTAACTTCTTCTAATACTGGTGTTTCTTGTGCTTCAACTTCCTGTTGTACTTCTTCTTGTTTTTCTGTGGGCTCGGCATTATCAGGCTTTGCAACCACTCCCTCGTCGACAGGGTTATCTTCTTTAGTTTCATTTTCTTTTGGTGTTGGTGGTTTTGTTAAATCTACTTTTATGATAGCGTCTTGCGCTTCTTGTTTAGGTTTTGATACATCTACCTTTGTAACTTCTTCAGTTACTTTTTCTACTTTTTCTTCCATAATATAATATAATAATAATTAATAATTTTAAATACTAATACCTCCTAAGTTATCATTACCTGCAGATTCAAACTTTTTAGGTGGTTTACCGTTATTTCTTTGATCTATAAGTTCACTTTGTTGAGAAGCTTGTATTCTTGTTCTTTCGTCTTTACGGTCTTCTTTCATTTTGTCTTTACCGTTAACAGTTTGGTTTTCCATTTGCTTAAGCTGCATGTTAAGTCTAAACTCATGCTCCATTAAGTCTTTTTTAATTGCTGCCTCTTGCTCTAGTGCTTTTGATTTTAAATTAGCTTTTGCCTCTTCTAGTTGCATTTGACTCATTGTGACAGCTTCGTTCTTTTTAACTTCCATCATTGCCGCGGCGTTTTGTGCTTCAATGTTTGCGTTTGATTGAGCTTTTATGTTTTCTTGTTGTACTCTTTGATCTTCTTCTTTCTTTTTCTTACGTCTTATTTTTAATAATTGATTAGCAAGTTTAATATTTTTTATCTCTCTAAGATCAATAGCATCTTCTAAGTCAATTAATTGTTGAGCAATAGCAACTTGAATATTGTTTTCTAACATTTGTTTTTCTTCTTCATCTGGCATTAATTCTATAAATATACCAAAATCATAAAGATATAGTTCAGACATTTCTTTTAGTGTAGCTACGTTGTGAGCTCCTATCTGCTGTATAAAAGCATTTGCTGTTGGTGAATATTCTAATATGTCAGATATTCTTAATGACAAGCACTGGCAAATTTCTTTTGTTAAAAACAAACCTGATTGTAATATGTGTCTTGTTGCTGTATTACTATTTGCTGCAGCTAATTTTTGAACACCAACTAATGAATATTTATCAGGCGTGCTACCATCTTTAGCTTCATTCAGACCAGTCACATCTCTTATCATTTGTAGATAATAGTTGTAAGTTTGTATTAATGACTGCATCTTACCACTACCAGAACCTGATTGTATCTCTTGAATAGGTACTTTACCTGGGTTCATATCACCTTCAGAAGTGAAACTTCGTCCAATTATACTACCTGTTTGGAAAAACATATTTAAAGCTTCTTGTGGATTGTAGTTTGTACCATTACCTAAATCTATTTCAGCCAAACCATCAGCGTCAAGATATATACCATCTGGAACAATTCTAGACATCACTTGTTGTAGCTTTAGATGTGTAAGCTGTATCATATCAGCAAAACCAGTAATACGCTGTACTAGTGATTCTATTCTACCTTTGTACATACGCGGTGCAACAATAGCGTAGTTCATTTTAACCTTAGTAAAGTCACTTTTAGGTCTCATCATGTTTTCAGCCATTTCCCACTTAAGTAATTTGCTAGTACCTAAAATCATAGCACCATCATACAAACACTCTACAGATCTTTGTAGTTTACCGTAATCACCCTCCATGTTTTCTGGTGGATTAAACGTGTCATCTTTTTGTAAAATCTTATTAGCACCGGTACCAGTTTCTTTTACTTTATAAACTTCGTTCATATAGGTTTTATAATTAAAATATAAAACTTGAACCTTGTTATTGTCTTCTTCTTTTAAATTGTAATTGTTGTTGTGGTAATTTGCTTGGTGATGGTTTTTGTTTTTAACTATATCTTTTAATTCTTCCTCTGTTAAATGAGGAAATTGTTTTACTAATTCATTAATTGGTATTGATTTAACTTCACCAACATAGTATACATCATCAAAATAAGGTGATTCGCTATACGAGTAAACTAAATCAGCTGGATCAACATAATCTATAGTAACACCTTCAGAAGTGTTAAAACTTGTTTTTGTAGCACCTATACCTAAAACTGTTAAGTCGTAATAAAATCTTTTCTTAATTAATTCATAGTCGTTACCTTCTAATAAAACATTTAAAGCTTGTTCTTCTGCTATCTCTACAGCTTGCTTATAGTTTAAGGCCATGTGAAGATCTAATTCTTCTTTTGAATCTGGTAACTCTTCTTTTGGATTATCTAATAAAGACATACCAAAAGCTTGTTCTGTAAACTCACTAATTTTTTTAGTTCGCATATCAGAAAGTATAGATTCCATATACTCTGTTCTTTTACTAACGCCAAATGGATCTTGTGAGTATGCCTTTATATCATATGTTCTTTCTGCAATACCGTTTACAACTATATCAACAAATTTAGGTATAATAGGTACTGGCTTCCAGTCTAAATTAAGATAAGACAAGTCACCATTAATAGATAATTCATCTTTGTATTTTTGTATTGATTGTTCTCCTCTAGCATACAGTCTTAATCTATGAAAATCATTTTGATTACTTCTATATCTATTTGAACCTCTATCAGTATAAAACCACTCAGCTTCAATAGCTTTAGCAACTTTTAAACCATAATCATAGCTCATTTTTTCCAAATCACTTACAACTTGGCTAGGAAAATAATTATTTATAACAGACTCTGCCATATTTATTTTTTAATTAATTTAGATGTATTACCTTTATTTGAATACTTAGCAATACTTATGTTTAGTTTTGGTTTTTCTACTTTAGCATTTGGCCTATATAAATGTCTGTTGTTAGCCATAACAGCTAATCCAGAACTTATAGAAGCATCATGCTTTGTTCTTTTGTTTATGTCAAACTTAGCCCAGTCATTTAGTAATTCATTAAAATAACAATTACCAAAAGTACCATCTTGCATCACACCAACATGGCTTTGAATATACATTTCTATTGCAGCTGCGTGAGCTTGTTTTATATCTTCGCTTGAGTTAGGTATTCCACCAACTTCTTTTTCTGCAGTAGATAATTTGTTCCATATTTTATCTGGCCTGTTCATGCTAAAACCTCTGTAACCACGTCTTCGTAAA